CACCAAAAGATGAAGTGGATATTTACTGCAAAAAAGTTTTCGACTACTCTTTGGAAAGAATATATGAATAAAATTGCTATTAAAGATTGCGATATCGTATTTTTGAGCTATGATGAGCCCAATTGTGAAAAAAATTATGCAGCACTCAAACAAATAGTACCTTGGGCCAAACGAGTGCATGGTATACATGGATCAGATGCTGCACACAAAGCCTGTGCTGCTGTGTCTGACACAGAATATTTTTTAACTGTGGACGGTGACACTCAAATTAATCCAAAAATATTAGATGTAATACTGGATTTAGATGCTATGGGCATGGACTCAAACTGGATATTCAGCTGGTGTGGACACATTAATGTGAACGGACTCAAATATGGCAATGGCAGTCTCAAATTATGGACTAGAAAATTTGTGAATGAAATGAAAACACATGAAAATTACTCTGGTGCAGACAACAATGAAATAGAATTTTGTTATTTTAACAATTTATATCAGTTCAACGAAAATTACAGCACCAGTTACATTAACAACACACCCAAACAGGCATGGCGAGCTGGTTTTAGAGAAGGGGTAAAAATGAGTTTGAGTAAAAATTATAGAATCAAACACATAAATGAACTGTGGTGGCAGAACTATCATAGATTGTTGATCTGGATGACTGTGGGTCAGGATCTGCAGAATGGTATTTGGGCTATTGCAGGAGCTAGAGAAGGCTGTTATAGAGTACTTTGCACCATGTGGGACTATACACAGGTTAGAGATTTTAAAACATTAGAGCAATTATGGTTAAGTTTTAGTAATAATAATACTTGCAATGAAAAAGATGCCAAACAAAAAAGCATAATTTTAGGTAAAGAAATCAAAGATATTCATGCATTAGACTTTCCTATAGAACCTTTCGACGTTGATAACAGTAAATTTTTTAAAAAATTGTACCATAACCCACCCCGTACGATTAGAAAGACCATATAATGTACGATATATTTTTTATCAGTTACAATGAAAGCCATGCTGACACAAATTATCTGCACTTAAAGAAAAGATTTCCACTAGCTCAGCGTGTGCATGGAATTAAAGGCATACATCAAGCACATATAAAAGCAGCCACATTGAGTTTGACCAAAATGTTTTGGGTAGTAGATGCAGATGCAGTGATCAAAGATGATTTTCAGTTTGATTTTGTTGTGCCGGACAAGTATCTTAATGCTGTGCATGTGTGGAGGAGTTCAAATCCCATCAATGAATTAGAATATGGCTATGGAGGTGTAAAATTATTGCCTAAAAGATTAACTATGCAAATGGATACTAATAGAATAGACATGACCACCAGCATATCAGATGTTTTTTTTGCTAATGAACAAGTTTCTAATGTGACCATGTTTAACACAGATCCATTCAACACATGGAAAAGTGCTTTTAGAGAGTGTGTCAAACTCAGCAGCAAAGTGATTGATCGTCAAGTGGACAAAGAAACTGAAAAAAGATTGTTGATTTGGTGCACAGTGGGTGCAGATCAACCATACGGAGAATATGCCATTGCTGGAGCCTTGGCAGGCAGAGTGTATGGCACAGACCACAGAAGTAATTCTGATGCTTTGAGAATGATCAACAATTTTGAATGGTTAAAATTAACATTTGTGGGACAGTTTCCACACATGGAAAAAGAAATATTATGATAGACAGCAATATTCCATTTGATAAAATCATAAACTTTGGTCAACGCACCATGCTGGACAGCAAATTATTTTCTGTGAGCTGGATCTTGGCTCGTTTTTGCAATTATGATTGTTCTTACTGCTGGCCTTATGCCAAAAGCAAACAGAAAGATCACAGACCATTGTCAGTTTACACAACAGTGGTGGATGAAATCAAACGCCAGGCCAGGTTGAATGGATTCACTGACTATCATTTTAGTTTTTCAGGTGGAGAACCCACTGCCTACAAAAATTTTTTACAATTGGTACAGCACTACAGTGCTGATACTGCTCCTGAATATCAAAGTATTCACATGACCACCAACCTAAGTCCTTCAGAAAAATGGTGGGAGCGATGGTTGGAAGCCACAAAAACATTGAACCGTCGCAGCATCACTGCAAGTTTTCATGCTGAATTTGCTGATGAACAAAAATTTGGAGATAAAATATTGCTGTTAATGAAGCATAATGTGTTTGTCACAATCAATCAAGTGATGGTGCCTGATAGATTCACAGAATACTATGACAGATGCGCAAGATTTAATTCCAGAGGCATCAATGTCACACTAAAACCACAGAGTGATCCCACTGCCAGTCATGTGATAGAGGGTTACAGCACTGCACAATTGAACACATTGCAGACAGGCTTTCCACAACGCATACAGGAAGGTGAAAACTACAAAGACTTGTTTCAAATTGAGATGCAGGATGCTCAAGGCAACAAGTATTACATGGATCAAGCAGAGCGATTCAATGCTTTTGGCTTCAACAAGTTTAAAGGATGGCACTGTAATGCTGGATATCAAAGTTGTATCATCAGAGAACCAGGCGGAGAAGTCAAACGCAGTTACAGTTGTCATGATGAACCACTGGGCAGCATAGAACAAGGGTTCAAACTGTTTGACAAACCAAGAATTTGCATCACTCCCACTTGTGTGAGTTCAGCAGACTCAAAAATACCCAAGGCTAGACATGTATAGATACGAAGATATTAGAGATATTCATTTAGAAATCACCAGCAAGTGTCAAGCCAAGTGTCCCATGTGTCCTAGAAGAATCAGTGGAGGTCCTTTGAATCCGTTTATTAAGTTGGAAGAAATAACTGTGGCACAATTCAAACAATGGTTTCCAGAAAAATTTGTAAAACAATTACACAGTTTGTTCATGTGTGGTAATTTGGGAGATCCAATCATATCCAAAGACACATTGGAAATATATCAGTATCTGCGTGAAGTGAATACTAATATTAGACTGGCCATGCACACCAACGGCAGTGCCAGAGACCCAGAATGGTGGAAGAGACTGGCACAATTAAAGGTCAAAGTTACATTTGGATTGGATGGTTTAAAAGATACCAATCACTTGTACAGGATCAGCACAGATTTTGACAAAATCATGCAGAATGCTGAGGCATTCATCACAGCAGGTGGAGTGGCCAAATGGCACATGCTGGTTTTTGCTCACAATGAACATCAAATTGAACAAGCAAGAGTTATGAGCAAACAAATGGGCTTTGTGGATTTCTCAATCAAACACACTTCTAGATTCAAACAGGATTATTTACAAGTGATTGATGATGCGGGCAGACCCACACACAGAATAAAGCCCACTCAAAACAGTTTGGACATGATACCACTAATTGAACAATCACAGAAAGAAGAAAAACCACATATTGTGTGCAAAGCACAAAAAGGTAAACAAATCTATGTGAGTGCGTGTGGCAATGTATCACCTTGTTGCTGGTTGGATATGGAATGGATTCCTCCCATGCAAGAATCTAGAATTGATTACATGGAAAAAATTTCAGAATTTCCCAATCTGCATCGTCAAACGCTGGAGGAAATATTTGATAGCGGTTACTTTACCAAGATAGAAGCACAATGGGGTACAGTGGGATTGAAAGAATGCACCAAACAATGTGGTTCATTTGATAAACTAGGAGCACAATTTGTTGAAAATTAATATACAAGACGTTTTATTTTGGATGGATGCTATCAGACAGTCTGATGATAGATATCGCACACTGGAAAGTTTCTGGAAAGGTCAAATCAACAGCAAAGTATGGTTGATTGAACAATTAAAAAAATTACCCAGAGCACACAGCATGGATATTTTGATCTGTGGCGGATGGTATGGAGTGATGGCCACACTGTTGTTCAACAGTGATCTGTATGTGAACCGAATAACCAGTATAGACATAGACAGCCAGTGTGAACTCACAGCAAACATCATGAACAAACAGTATGAAATCGCTGGAAGATTCCGTGCTGTCACTCAAGACATGATGACTTATAAAGATTATGGTGGATATGATATGATTATTAATACAGTGTGCGAGCATTTGACAACAGAACAATACAATGAATGGTTGAATTTAATACCCAAAGACAAAATTATTGTGTTGCAAAGCAATGACTATGTGATTCCTGAACATGTGAATCCCATGAAAGATTTAAATCAGTTTGTTTCACAAAGTAAACTGTATCCTATTGTAGAACCCAGTGAATTACAAACAGAGAAATACAAAAGATTTATGATTGTAGGTAAAAAACAATGAACAATGAACAAATAACCAAACAAATATTAGAAAAATTTAAAAAAAAACAAATAGGTTGGTTACAACTGGATACTTCATTTGAAAATTACATTGATCATCAAGAATTATCTGCTGTGAATGACTTTTACGTGGATCACAGAGAAGGAGAAAATCATAAAGGATGGCAAAGTTGTTGTGTGCATGGTTTGGGCATTACTAAAACTCAAGTGTCACAACAATATGGACATGTGGATGAGTTAAATGCTCCTTATTATTGGACTGCTCTGGCAAAATTAGCTCCAAAAGCTACTGAATTTTGGAAAAATTTTCCTGCAGAAAAATTTACTAGAGTTAGATTTATGAAATTAGCACCTAATGGATATGTGGGACTGCACAATGATTCTCCAACCAACATGTTAGATAACATAGATTTGTTAGATTATCTATTGCCTATTAATTGCAGCATTACTCACCCTAAAGATTGTATTATGGAGATAGAAAACCACGGCATAGTGCCTTGGAAACCAGGC